GGGGGTTGCCGTTGCCGCCTCTCGTTCTTTGATGCGAGCCTCCAAGTACGGGTTCTTTTCCTCGCCCTTGCCTCCGGCTGCACCTGCTTTCGGTCTTGTTACGACACCGCCCTTTGCTTGGTACTCATTCGTGATGGCTTCGACATCGGGAGTGATTTCCCCAATCCAGTTGTTGAAATCCTCATCATCCTTGAATGTCATTCGTGCAAAGTCCTTTTCGTAACGCTGACGGATTTTTTCGGGAGCGTCTTTCAGAATTGCTTCAAGCGATGACTTGCGGCTTTTTGCAAGTTTTTCGGTTTTCATTTCAGACACCTCCTTTGTAAGTGCTTCATTGGAAGCTACAAGGGCTTTTGCCCAAGCTGGCATTTCCTCCTCACCGGGCTTTGTTTCCTCATTAGGCTTTGGCTGCTCCGTAGGTTTCGGCTCTTCGACCTTTTTTCCGTCTTTCAGACCATGTTTTTTCTCGTAGTTGGTGACTGCTGTCTGCTGCGCTTCCGTAGCACGGCTATCTCCGTAACTTTCGAGAACTTGCTGGAATGTTACCCCCTCAACAGCGGTTGCAACATCTTCCTGCTTTGTTACAGTCTTGGCGAGTTTGTCGGCAATTCTGTTCAAAATCGCTTCACTGACCCCCACAAATTTGGCTTTCAGTGCGTCTAAAATTTCTTTCTTCATGCTTATAAACTAATTAGTTTATGCAAAGGTAACACAAAATTTGCGAAACGCTTATATTATAAGCGGAAAATTTGCTCAATTCGGATATTTTTATAATAGCCAAGAAACTTGGAGGTTATGTAAAATCAATATAAAAGTTTATAAAAAAGTTCCGAAAAAATTTGGTTATTTCAAAATAAAGCACGAACTTCGCGGTGTGTTTACGATATAAGCACTTCCACAGCAACAAAAAATTGAAGAAATGAAAAAGAGTAGCATTTTGAAGTACACGAGCAAGTTCATCAACAAGAACTTCCGTCTGAAAGTTTACGGAGTGGATGCCGAGGGCAACCGCATCAACAAGTTGGTCGGTGTTGCAGGGCTTATCGCCCTTATCGGAATTGAGTTCGTGAACAAATTTATCGAAAGGGCAGAAAAGGCTATGGCTGACAAGTGCGTGTGCAAACTTCGCAGAGGATTACAGGTATCACTTTACAGCAAATAATCTTATGGCAATCAATTACAGAAAATTAAAGGCTCAAATTAAGCCTTTTAAGCCGGAAGCAAAGCACTCCGGCTACATCTTCCTCGCAACTGACGAGCAAAAACGTAACGGCATTGATACCATTGCAAAGCCGGGTAGCAAACGTAGTTTCGTCAAGGTTATGACGTGGCTTGTAAACAACTATAAAGAATATCGGGAGGAGTTCAGCCTATGAAAACCTACACCGTATATTTCAGCGAACCCGTCTGCCATAAGTATATCGGGGACAGGTTCAACAAGGAATTGAAGAGGTGGGAGTATGATGTTGAGTGCGAAGAGTGGAACGACACGTTCACTTTCCACTCGCTTACCCCAGCAAAGAAACTTATCAAAGCCAATCTTGATAAGTATAAAGGCTCTTGCATCACAAAGACTTGGGCTAACGGAGATTGGGAAAACCTTGGGGAAATAAACCTCAACGGCTCTAACAAAACATTCATTGCAAACACCAAGCAAAAGAAAGCAAATTATTGATAGGTCACGCCCGGTCTAACCAGCCGGGCATAACTCCGCAACAACAATGACGGAAAATAAAGCAATGCTCGTGGTAGCCGAACAGACAGCAAAGAAACTGGGCTACATCGAAGTAAGCAAGAACTCCCATAACGCCCTCCGAGACAGATTTTGGGGCAACAGGGCGGTGGCTGCAATGGCTGGCAAGCCCGTAGTGATAACAACCTGCAAGTACATCCTCCCGATGTTCGAGGAGGACAAGGACGATAGCAAGCGCAGACCCAAAATTGAGATTGATATGTTTTGGGGCAGACCCCGGCTGGGGATTGACCTGCCCGATGGAACATTCTGCTGCCTCACTTACCGGGACGGCATCTGTAGTGAGGCGCAAGCATTCGGGGACAAGGGTATTGCCTTTGCTGCCTCAATCAAAGAGAAAATCGACTATTACATCAACCAATAAACTCCGCAACAACATGGAAAATAAAGACATCAAAACAATTCAGACAACAAAGGGCGAACTGCGTTACTACCGTGATTGGGATAGATACGAGGGAGGCATCTGCATGATGAACCCCGTAACGATTAAACGCTACCGGGAAATACAGGATATGCAGCCCGATGCCGACAAGTGCGGTGTGTTCTTCGCTTTCAGCAACAGCCAGTTTCACGAGGGGTACGACCACCTCGTAGAGTTGGGACATATTAAAAAGGGCGACAAGGTCGTTCAGACGGGCATAGGCGGTATGTTCGGCACAAAAGAGGGCATCGACAAGTTCTTGGGTTTCTACGAGGACAGGAACAAGGAGGTTGCTGCCGAGTGCGACCCCCAAGAGGTTTATTTCTACGAGTACAACAACCACGAGAGCATGATTGCTTGGGACGGGGACTTGGAGGCTATCAAACTCATCATCGACCTGTTTGGCGTTGATGAAGCCCGTAAAATCAAGCGTTACAACGCCTCCGAGAGCATCGAGAACTTGGTGCGCAAACCTATCAAGGTGAGCGGTCTGTACTTCCTGAATGACGGGGTAAAGGAAACGCCAAGCAGCGTTTGGTTCAACGACCAATCAGGATTGTGCTACACGATGTATGCCTCTACGTTGTACCCCGTATGCGATGCAGACGGCAAGCAATACGTAATGCCGGAACTGGCTGGCGTTTCCGCTTACTATGACGGCAAGAAACTCTACAAATTCTATAACGAATAGGAGGGCATCATGGTAACAGACGAAAGAATAGAACTTGAAAAGAATGCGCCTTTTGAAGAGATTGGCAAAGACTGGTACGTTCACCTCCTCGAATGTGTACCGCCCGAAAGGTGGTGCAACCCGTACCGGGAGGGCGGTTGGTTCTTCACGGGCGAACCCCACAGCCACGACTGGGACACTGGGGAAGCATATCACTACCTCTGCTTTGAGTATGCAGGTAAGTATTATGCAGGATGCAGGAGCATCGGAATGAGAAACGGTGATATTGAGCGTGAAATATCTAAATTCTGCTGCGAGTTAGATTTGGGGGCTTGATTTAGCCCCTCTCGCACAATATCTACCTTTGAGGCAATAAGTTTATCAACCGCAGGGCAATCGTTGCCCTCGCACAAAATTCAAAGAAAATAACTATGAGCAATTCAGAATTAAAGAAACAAGCAGAGGAATGGGTAAAGAGTGGCAAACCTTGTATCTACCGCTACGGCTGGGCATACAAAGGAGCAGGAGCAAGAGAGATAACAACCGAAAAGGCATTGGAATTGCTGCCCAAATACTCTTTCGGTGTGGGCTTCTACGAACTTTTGTTCAGGAAGCACAACGGGCAGGAGGTGCTGGAGTTTAACGAACTTTCCGAAAATGATTTGTACTGATTATGGCAGAAAACGAAACTATCATCAAAGTGAATTTTCACGTCCCAGTAAACGGGAGCAGTGAGCATTACTTCGGGTCGCTTGCCGCAATATACGATGTGTTCACCCCCGAACAGATAGGGTGTCAGTTGGGAACTCTTTGGGACTTCGGAATTTCCGTAGGCAAACCGAAATTGACCAAGTTCTGCGTGATTTCCAAGCATCGGGTGCATCGTAAACCGCAGAAAAATAAGTAACTTTGCATCATGGAGAAATACGATTTTTACAAAAACAATGAGGGCGACACCATCTATTGGGTTGATAATGTCGGCAGCATAGGTGAGCATCTGTTTTCTTTCGACAAGAAGAAAATATACAACCTCTTTGCAGACTACCCTCATAACCTGTCAGCGCAAGAAAAGCAAATTTTTGATAAAGAAAACCCCTATTGGGCAGATTTTTTCAAAGACAGAGTATAGGAATATGGGTGGGTCATTTTTCAGACCCGCCCATTCCTTTTCTTTGTTTCTTTGCATCAGTATTGATATATCCGAGTACCTTTTGGAAATCATTACTTCCTTTCAGTAAATCAATATCTATCAAACACTCTTTCGTTTGATATTTTCTCCCTCCGAGCGTGTGGGACTTCTTTGCTCCGAAACGGTATTTCAAGACATCCGTATTCAGAGGCTTAAAGCCGTTTTGCTTTGACGATTGTAATTCGAGATATTCTAATCCGCTTTCTGTTTTTCGGACAATGGCAGCATGAGAGCCACAGGTAAAATAATACTCCTGACCCTCCTTTACCATTTTGAGCAAATCCTTTGCCTTTTTGAAGTCATCGGTATGCTCCACGATAAAACCACCTGTCTTTTCTGCGATGTCCATAATGGTACTCGTCCTGCTAAACATACTCCGACTAACCCCGTCACGGAAATCAAGAACATCAAAACCGCATACATTCCCAGCATAGGCGAAAGCCAAAGACGAACAAGAGCCTTGTGTTAAATCTCCACCGCCAACCCTTGACACAATTTCATTTTCGGACAACGGCTTAGGTAATTTCTTCACGGGTAGGTAGTCCACTTTAGCATCGTCCAGTTTCTTGATAACATCATTCAGGACTGACAGTTTATTGTCTGCCAAAATCTCGTCAACCATCTTCTTGTTATCCCGTATGAAATAGGGCTGTTTCGTTGCGTTCTTGATGCGCTCTGCGTTATCGTTTACCCAGCCTTTGAAATTGTCCGGGGCTTCCTCTATCGTGCCGCTAAACTTGTAATTGCTTACATCTTCTCCGGCAAGTATCTTCTGCTGGTAGTCCAAGAACTCCTCTTCCTTTGCCCGGATAGCCACAGCAGCGCACTTGCAGAACGGATGCCAGCCAGTCCAAACAAAGTCTTTCGGGTACTCGCCTTGCAGTTCATCGCAAATATCCACAACCGGGTGGCTGTTGTGGGATATTGAAATGCGGATGCCGATAACAAAGGGTATCTGCCTCCACCTCTCGCTGTCTGCCATACGATATGCAATGTTATTTTCGGTGGCGGTCAGCCGGAGGGCATTCTTGTATGAAGAGCGGTACACACCCTGTCCGGGGTGGTAGGCTCTTGCAGCCTTTGACAGCCGGAGGACACCGTGCTTATCTCTAACCCTGCGGAACAACTTGTTTGGTTCGTTGAGATACTTGCGTACATCCCGTGAAAGGGCAGCGGCACTCTTTCCCTCTCCAAGCCCCAAGTCAAGAGCAAGTTCCAGTTCCTGCTTGAATTGTTCCGTAATGTTCCAAACCCGGTCTGAAAGCATCATCCCAGCTTCTTTACGGTGCTGGAATGATGATAAAGCCTCCAAATTTGGCTGTTTCCATTGCGAAATTACGTCTTTCGGAAGCCCTGTTGAAGAAGTTATTGCATCAACCATAGCATTGTTTTTCTCGCAAGATAAAAGCCATTCCTCACGGTCGCCAGTTTCTATCACTCCTTGCAGCCCACGCCCAACGGAGCGCATGAGGTCGTTTATACGCTCCTGCACTGCCGGGTAGTCCGAAATATAAAAGGGCTTGTCGGGGTCTTTGAAGCCGGAAGCCTCGCCAATCCGTGCGCCTTGCGTTATCGCTGCATCGAACAAATCATCAATCGCTTTCAGGCGTTTCTTGATGCTGGCAATGTGCTTCCTGTCGAATACCCCGTAACTGAATTTGGTTGCCTCTTTCTTAGCCATGATTACAGCCTCCTTTTGAATTGTCCGCATCCGTCACGGGTGAGGAAACGGCTGCGTTCCTGGTGCAGTTTACACCGACACAGGAACGGCTTGCCGTTTGCCCCAATCTCGTGCGGCTCGTAGGAATAGACACATTCCTCGCAATGAATATCAAGTTTTTTCTTTGCCATGCCTTATATGGTTGGTTCGTCAAATAGGCTCACGGAACTTTCCTTTGCAATCAGTTCCATTTCCTCGTCCACGTTATCCACGTAGCCGAGGTTTTGAACTGCGGTACGCTGGCTCATAATAGGCTTGCCGCCCGTGGCATTGGAAAGGTTGCTGATACGCTCTGCCTCATCCCGTATCTGATACGGGGTGATAATGACCTCCACTTGTAGGCTGTCGATGGCAGCGGCAAGTGAGGGGTACATCTTCTTCATGAACGCCCGGATAACATTTATTTCACGGTCGAACAACTCCAACCAAATGCCGCTCTCGTCAGTCACTTTCAACTGGGCATCAATGAACATCATCTTACGGGCTTCTCCCGACATCGGGGTTGCTTTCATATTCTCCATTGACATATCCGGTAGTTGAAGCTGCATGAAGAAGTCCTTTTTGATTTCCCCAACGTGGAACTTGATGCTATCAATAGCCTGTTGCCACGTCTTGTATTCTGCCTTGTCGTTCTGTCCGTATTGCAGCACGTTACGCCCTGCGTTGTCATTAGTCGGTTCTTGCCCGAATTTCACCTTGCCGTCCGAGAATACCACCCAGTTGGGTCTTGCGTTCTTACGGATGTAGTTACCGTTGCGTGAAAGCGTCCATTCGGCTTCATAGACATTACCTGACTGGTCTTCCCAAATAGGCTCGTCACGGTGGATATACACGCCCGTAATCTTGCCCACCTCGATTTTCTCCCGAAGTTCCTCCACCGTTTCCCCTGCGCCCGTGCGCCAACGGATATGCTCGTCAGCGGTGTACGTGTCGAAGTAGGTAATGGTATTGATGCCCTCTTTCCTTGTGTACTCGATGGAGAGAGCAATCATGTCATCGTATTCGTCAAACAATGGGTACAACTTATCGCCTTTCATCGGTGAGTAGTTCTTGCAGCGCAATTTCAAGAGGCTCTTCTGCCCGGCATACACGGTAGGCTGCTCTTGCGAGTACCACAACGTGATTGTTTCGCAGGAGGCAAACAGGCTCTTACCACGGTCAATATTCAGGCTGTCGATGCGGTTCTTTTGGAAAATAGCCTCCATAATCTCCGCAACTTGCTTCTCTTGGTCGTTCTCTGGCTTGTATATGCGCTGCACGGGAATAGCGAACATTAGTTCCGTCATGCGTTTTACTGCCAGTTTCTGCAAGCCCAGCGTGTAACGTGTAACCTTTTCGATGCCCCTCTTGGTAACTTTGTCCTTGTAGGTCTTATCGGTCATTACCGGGTGTTCTTTCGGCTCGTACTCCTTGCGGAGTAACGCCCACGGTTTCACCGACACCGTTTTGTACTGCAAATCTGAAATGATGCTCCGTGCATCCCTTTCAGGCGATGTAATTTCCTTGATATTCATATATTTCTGTTTTTAGTATAGTATATCGTCAATATCTTCATCCCCGTAATTCGGGAGTGCATTTACGCCAGTCATTTCTACCGCTTTCGGATGGAACGTGTTAGCAAGGGCATCAAATTCATCTATCGAATGTCCTAACCGTTCCTTAATGTCCTCTTTCGGCTCAATGATTATCCTGCCATTGGAGAGGAATGACCACTTGATTTCCGTTGCCTCTTCCATGAAGCTGCCGCCCGGTGGAAGCATCGCCCCGGTATTGTTGTCCGGGTTCAGCCAGTCACGGACAGCCCAAAACAGGTAAGCCCTCATGTTGGCAAAAGTATATTGTCCAGTAATGTCCGTGAGGTCTTTTCCGCTGCTCGTTTTCGCCCCCTCGCTGTACTTGCAACTGATAATTGTTTCCTCGTCCAATTTTCCGTTGCTCTCTTGGCATATCTCAACCGCACGTGAGTAAACCCCTGCACCCTCTCCAATCGTATCAATAGACACGCTGTAACCGCTGTGTATGGTGATTTCATTCTTGATGCGCCCGGCTACTTTCATGTGGTCTGCCTTGCCACCTGAATTGTGCTTGTCGAAACTCTCAACGTAGTTATCGAAACGCTTACAATACACGGTGCAGTCCCGCCCCATACCTGCAACATCGACACCGAGAATAGCGTTGTTGTGGCTCGTAAGTTTGTAGTGCTTCCAGCGTTCCTGTGCAATCTCAACCCACTTCTGCGGTATCAAGATGTCCTCATCAACTTTCGGGAACTCCCCAAGGACTTTCTTACGGAAGAGGTCGGAGGGACGATACCATTTACCCTCAAAGCAAAAGTCGTTCTCACTCTCTTTCACCTCCTCCTCTGTTATCGGCTCACACCAGTTCTCCACCTTGTCAACTACCCAGTCGTAGTCCACCTGTCCGGGGATGCTGATTTTCTTTTCAACGACATTGGGGGCTGTCAGGCTGTTCAGGCAAAACCGCTCCCAGCGTGTGGACTTTTGGGAACGGGCGGCATACCCTACGGTGGTGTTCGGGTTGAAAACAAGCAGAAGCCTCGAATTGCCCTGCAAGTTACCCTCAATAGCCGTGTAGGTATCATCGAGAATACCCGTAGCCTCCGTAACGACAAACATCGTGTTCACGGCATGGAAGCCCGACCACGCCTCGTGATTGTTCTCGTCAGCCTTAAAGCCCGTCAAGAACCATTCCTCATTGTCTGTGCGGATGTCGTAGGCGTTGAGCCTACCGGGGAGCGTGAAACCACGCCTCTTTGCACGGTTGAATAGTCTTGAAATTTCAGGCATCATGATGTTTTTTACTTGTCGGTCGGTCGGAGCGGTGAGAGCAACTTTCGTGTTCTCGACAAGTTCCATTTTGCCGTTGGGGTTCTTTTTCCACTTCGGGGTGAGATACAGGAAGCACACAGCGATACAAGCAGCGACAAAATCCTTGCCCCTTGCCGTACCGCTGCGGACTGATACCAACTTCTTGTGCTGGACGGCTGTAACGATGGCTTGTTGCTCTTCATCCAGCGTGACCCCAAGAGCCTCGCTGATAAATTTGTTCCAGTCGTTACGCCATTCAGAGAATAGTTTGGCAGCGTTCTTGCGTATCTGTACCTCATTCCTCGCCATTTATTGCACTCGTTTCCATCAGGAGGCTGGCAAATGAGAGGTCGCCCGTGACCTCTTTCTTTTCGGGACTGTAAAGCCCAAGCAGCTTGCGCCTCTCCACCAAGTTTTTGTGAATGACCTCCAAATACCGGGGGTCTCCATAGCAAATAACCTCTTCTTTTTGTTGCTCCATTTTCACGGTAACAACACCGCCCTCGCCACTTTCTCCGTCACCGCCCGGAATACCCTGCTGCTTGGCTTTCTTGCGCTCGTAGTCGGTCTTGGATTTGTCCCAAGCCGCCCAAGCCTCCTTAATCACCTCGTCAATGCGTTCCAATTCCAGTTGCACGGCATGGTCGAAGTTCTCGATGCGTGTTTCCCTCCATTCAGCCAGCAAGCGGTTCACGTCCTTGTGAACCGTTTGGAGGCTGTAGGCTTGCAGGTCTAAACGTGTCATTACCTCCTCACGAATTTCCCGGTAGGAGTAACCACGCTTATACAACTGCGCTATGATGTCAAGCCGCACGATTTGCGCCTGACGGTAATCTTTCATTTTCTTTCCCGGTGCGCCCATTGATTAGAATTTTGCTCCGTTATACTTGTACACGAGATTGTCATTCTCGTCCTTGCCGATAGGCGCAAGTGCGCCCTCAAACAACTTGTAGGGTGACTGCCCGGCTTGTGGGTTGTTCCACAGCCAACGCATATAGTCAGCCATTGTCATACCCTCGAACTTTGCACGTTTCTCCGATGAATTGCAGTTGTACCCGGTCGCCCTTATCCACTGGAACTGCGACACAAGTCCGTTGATGTCCTTACACACATCTTCCCAACGCACAATATGACCAGGTGCGTTCTTGGCAATCTGTAGAGCCTCGCACCACTGTCCACGTGAGTAGTTCCAACTTGCAGGAAGTCCACAGCAAGAGCCGTTACAGCACAACTCCTTGAAATGGGCATCGGAAACGTAGAAACGCATCCCCAGTTCCTCGCAAAGCTGCTTCATGTTCCGCATGAAAGGCTCTTTGACCTTACGGTTCAGTCGGAGATACCCGGTGCTTACGCTGAACTTCTTGTAGAAGTCCATGAAGTCAAAGCCGCACAACTCGTTGAATGTCGGCATCCATTGTTTCAGGGTCGGGCTGCGTTGCTCCACGCACATAAATTCCGTACTCATGGCAGTTGCGCCCCGGCTGGAAGCCTCCCTAATCAGTTCGAGGTATGACGGGGTGGAAATGCCGATGATGAACGGACGTAGTCGGAGCGTTGCGCCCCCGGCATCTGCTTCCGCAATCTTGCGGATTGCTTCAAGCCTTTGTAACGGGGTCGGCACACCTCGTTCAATCACGTGCGCCTTGTGTTCGTCCAAAGTGATGATTGAGAACTTGAAATTCCAGTTCTTTTGTCCCCGGATAAGTTCCATGTACCGCTCATCCTCCGTGAACCAGGTAGCCTTGGTAGAGAAGCAGAGAGGGTAATCAATCTCCTTGAAGAAACGGAGCAGTTCAAGCGTGATGCCGTACTTACGCTCGAAGCCGTCGAACTGGTCGGACAAGCCGCCCCACTGCATAACCTTACGCTGCTTGATGTACTCCTTGAACTGCCCTCCGTACTTGTCGGGGTCGGTGAACATACGCTTGATTTTGTCAACCGACACGTGCTTCACGTCTTTGTGCAGATAGTTTTCTTTCGCCCCACCAATCCCTCGCTGGAACTGGGAGAAACAATACATACAGCCAAATGAGCAATTCGAGTAGGTGTCGAATGTCATTGGCATAGAGCAATCGGCAATCTCGTTGCTCCATCTTGGACTTTGGTAATAATCAGCCATAACTATTTGTTGATAAATTCTAATACTTGTGAAACTAATTCATTCAGAGGCGTTGTCGCTGTGTTTATTTGTAACACCCTTACGCCTATCTCCTGCCACTTCTTTGCGGCTCTCATACAACGCAACTGCTTATCGAATACCTTTCTCACGCTTTGGGCTGTTCTCTTCCCATTCTTTCCGTTGCTCCTGTTCCCAAGTCGGTTGAAAATGGTAAGGTTGTCGGCATAAAGCGATATTACATACTGCTGTTCTGCCTTGAATAAAGCGTTCATGAGGTTCATCCCGAAAGTGTCTAAAAAACTACCCTCGCAGATGATTATATCACGATGCTTCAACCCCTCTTCTACGACTTCCGCAAGGCGTGAAGTACAGGAAGAGCCTTTATCGTTAGTTATTCGGTCAACACCTCCGTATCTCGTTTCTCCGTATCTTCCTGCAAAGCAGATGATGCCCTCCTTGCAGTATGAAACATCGTTAGTTATTCGGTCAACACCTCCGTATCTCGTTATGATAGCCCACGCCAAAGAGGATTTGCCGGAACAATTTGTACCCGTTATGAACACGCACTTTTTCATAGCAAACTGACAATGATGTTTTCCCACTCGCAGCCCTTGATGTCCTCCAACAGCCTTTCGGTGTAAAAGCCGTTCCAACGTGTTCCCTTGCGGATTTTCTCAACGGCACACAGGCTTGTTTCGAGGGCAAACACGTTGTCCCCAGTATCACGTTTGGCATTCTCAATGAACTGCGTTAATTTCTCCCGATTTTGCGTTCTCGCAATTATCTCCGCACCCTTTGTATAGTTTTCCTTTCGCTCAAATTTAAGTGCGAGGTCGTCAACTATTTGCTTTCCACTGACTTTTGCCCACACTTCGAGGAAGAGGAAAGCAGCGTACCGCCCGAAGAAGTACCACGATGTAACGATGTTGTATTGCTCCGTTGTGGTCTGCGCTCCATCAAGTTGTACCAGCATACCGGGGTTGAGGTTCTGCATGATGCGGTCGAAAGTGTCGCCAATGCGGACATACCTACGGTCGGTTCTGAACTTTAATTTGCCTTTCGGTGTGTTATGGTTACGCAAGAGCATCAATGCGCTTGGGATGTGGTACGTTGTGGCATAGTAATAGACCAGCCGGAAGCTGTTCCAACGGGATAGCCGGAAGTATGCCGAGAGTGAGGCAATCATTTTCTCCTCAACTCCGGCATCGCCTCCCATGTGGTATTGTATGTACTCTGCGTAATCCATAGGACAAGTGCGTTATTCTGCACCCTCTATTGAGGGGATAATCTCTTCAAGACGGTACACGACCTTGTCAATGGACGGCATACCGAGAAGTTGTGCCAACTCCGGCAGACGCTCTTTGGGGTACACGATGATAACACGCTCCATAGCCGTTTCATCCGTTCCCTCAATCTTAGGCAGGGTGTCCGGGTTAATGTCAACGCCCTGCAATTCCGGGGGCAGCGCATCCTGAAAGGCATCCGCTGGGTTGTCCTCCTCGCTTGCATCAGGCATAGCCGGGGTAGGTTGTGCCGGGGACGGGGTTGCGCCCATAGGGGTAAAGGCGGTGGGGTTAGCGTTCCACACATCAAGTCCCCAGTCGCCAAGTTTGGCTTCATCCCACTTGTTGGCAAGGGCATCGAAGTCCCACTGACCGAAACTTGCGTTGTCCTTAATCATGAACTGCTTGCGCTCCGATGCGGATAACTCACTGGCGTTGATAACAAGGGCTGTCGGCTTCTCCAGCCATTTTTCCCAGTAATCGACAAGCACCTTGCGCTCGCCATCTGACTTCTCCACAAAGTCGGCTATAGTCAAGAGCCTGTTGGAAATATCCCCTGCGCTCATCTTTGCGATTGCTCGCAATGCCTCCGTGCGCATATTACCGCCAAGGGCACACATCTTGTTGTCCACAACGATTGGGCGCAACTCCAGCATCTTTGGCAGCACAAGGATTGAGTTGATTAGCTTGCCGAATTTCTCTTTAGTGATGGTACGGGGGTTGTCCCCGTTGAGTTTCACTTGTGAGAGTTTTACCTGTTCTACTTTCATTGTTTATAAATCTTTTAGTTTACTCTTTTGGCGCAAAGTTACACAAATATGTTTGTATTATAAGCGTTTGAATGGAAAAACATCTATTTTTTAGTTGATTTTCTCACAACTTTCACAGGTAAGCCGCTCCATTCCCATGCGATTAGAGCCGCATCACGCCCCTCTTGGTTCGTCCTGCCCATTATCCCGGTAAAGGCTGAAAGTTCCTCCTGCGTTATCTTTCCGTCCTTTCCCTGCCACAGATTTACACCCCCGACTTTCAGGGCAAGGGGCTTTATCAATTCGTAGGGTATCTGCCAGTGTTCGCACATTTCGGCTATCTTTCTGCCAACCTCATGATTGCGCCCGGCTGCGTTCCCCTTTGCTGCTGCACTCTGTTTCGTGTCCTTGGGAAGCAGATGCCAGTGAGCCTTATTCAGCCATCCAGCTTCAATGATTACACGGACATTCTTTTGGGTTACTTCGGACTGCCTTTTGATATAACGCAGGAAGTCTAACAGGTCAGGAAAGGTGAGCGTGGAAATTTCCAGCTTACGTGTAGCCACTTCGAGGTAGGCGCACCCTGACTTTTCTACATCGGGGTCAATCCCGACCACACAATCAACCTTTATAGGCTTTTTTGATGGTATTCTAATCATATTTTATTGATATTCAATTATTTATGCGTTATTATTGCACATTTGTGATTATTTTTTATGTTCGGACGGCAAGACAAGAGAGGGCATTTTTTTTCCCCCTCCCCCCTATAGTCCCCCCTCCCCATTGCGAACGGGGTATCAGAACACGGAAAATTCGATGCTGTCAATGCGGTTTTTTATCACTTTCATTGCCGTTACGACATTCTGTTCCCGATAGTCAATTTACCCTCAACTCCGGCAAAGGCGACCATACCCGTATGCAGGTGCTGAATGAGCGGAGGCACAATGCTTGGAGCAAGGTTTCGGTCGTTCAGTTTTTCCGCAAGAAGTTTATCCATTTCCCGGTTGTGCTGCTTCAACAAGTCAATAAACAGCGTGGAAATTACAGCGTATGTCCGCTGCTCGTCAAATCCGTACTGCGGCACTTTCCGTTTCAATTCCTGATTTACGGAGAAGTAAAGAATTGTCAAGTCCCGGTTTATCTCACTGATGCACATTTCGGTCTGCCTGATTACATTCTGCAAATGGTTGTAGTCAAGTTCCCTACGCAACTCTTCGTTATACTTCTGATGAACCATTTTGAGTGTCCGGCTTAACTTCTTCAACAGGCTTACCTTGTCACGGGCGGCACAAGCCATCGCCTTATCAGCGTACACCCAAGCAAGGTGTGTTATGATGAGAGGGACGAAAGAAACACGCATCTGTTCATCAAGCGTCAGCCGCTCAATCATTTTCTTTGTGCTTTCAGACACGTTGTCCCGGAACGCTTTTTCCTGCAACTCTTTCATGTTTGGCATCTTCACGGGCTGCTGGGGCTGCTCCTGCTTCGGCTGTGGCAGTTCCCCGTCATAGTCCCAAAATGACAGCTTTCCTTTTACGTCCGCAATAGGTTCAGGGAACATGATAGGGTTAGACAGCACCCAGTTCCAAACTCCCTTTTCAGCCCATAGTGATGGGTGGTTCTGAACGCAATCGACTATCTCAACGCTGCCGATGATTGCGCCAAAATGGTAATTGCTCCAATCAGTGCCGCCTTTTGAAATTTCTCTTAGGAACTTATCTACCTTGTCGCATACAGGAACAGATGCAGACCAATGGTTATCAGCTTTCATACCTGCGTGAATAAGCACACGCCCACGAAAATTTGTTTTCCAAGTCCTGTTTTCTATGTCTTTCAGCCCGGACACTATCAGGCTCGCCCAAGGCTGTTTAATCGTTATTGCTTTCATTCCTTTTCCTCCATTTGCGTTCACTATATTTCATCTTCTTTAGGATACCTTTTACTAAACCGCACTCTAAGCTCACAATCGCTCATTATTGCTTCTTTTAGGTCTTTTGAACTTGTTGCGTATTCAACGAAAATTGCTGAAAAGCTCCCAGGACGCTTGTCATCCATGCTATATGGGATAGCATAGAACAGGAAATTGTAGAGTTTCCCGTACATGAAGCCGTCAGCCGCCATTGCATCGTAATACACGGGGTTGTCTATTTTACTGATGTCCTCGATTTCTTGTGCAGTAAAATTCCCGACAATTGGGTATGCGAAGTGTCCCGGTTTCCCTCTTGTTCCGAAATAGCAAATCCTATTTTTCATTTTATACCTCCTTTTCTGCTTTGTTTTATTTGTTCAATTTTCATTTTTAGCCGTTGTTCTGCCTCCTGAACATTGACTGTCTTTTGAGCGAGTTTCTTTCGGATTTTCAGTAATTCCGTATCTGTGTTCTCGTCAAAGAATAAATCATTTTTTCTATGCCAATCAATATATTCATCAATTAGCCTCTGTTGCTTTGATACTTGCGCTTTACAGGATATGAGCTTTCGCAAATCATCAGAGAGTTTCTGGTCATTTCCCAAACGCTTGTCGTAGAAAGAGAAATAGCATTGAACGTTGTCTTTCGGGTATTGACATCTGCATTTTGCTTCTCTCCACCTGACAACCCAGTTCCTGCGCTCGTACACCTCTCTTGGCAAGTCGTAAGAGAAAATGCGCACCCGGTTTCCATTTGCATCTATGCGCTCTATGCCAATATACACCCAGTGCTGCACCTCCAATTCCTTTTCGGCTTTGGCGTAGTCCCTTGCAATTTCCATGAAGTCACTGATGCTTTCCTGTGCCATTGTTTATTGATATTTTGTTAAAGCATTCCTTGCAGTAGGTATGGATTTTCCCGTTGTTGATTCTGACTTTTACCCCGTCTTGTCGTAAGTGTGTCGGGGTCGGTTTAAGGCAAGCGTAACGGTTAAGCCTACAACCGCACAAGTCGCACGACACATCGTACCATTTCCGTATCATTCCGCACCACCTTTCCGTAACTCCGCAATCAGGGCATCAGCACCGCTTACACTCCATTCTGCCAATGTTCCAATCTTTGCATCCACAAGCATATTATGCGGATTAGTAGCGAAGCCTCTCATAAGTTCTTTTGCAATCTCGTACCTGCGTTGCTCCCAGTCAATTTCCTTTTCAAATTCGAGTTGCCAGTTCCTGTATAATGAACCGCTTTCTGTTACAAAATCACCGTTTATATCTTCGTGAACATTTACGGTTTCTCCTGTGCTTTTAATTTTTGCTTTCATTATCACTTGTCTTTATGTTCAACACCATACCCGAACAGGGCAAAATCACCCCTTGCCGGGTCATTCGGGAATACCTCTCGCATTGCGTTAGTAATCTCAACAGCCGTTCTCATGTCCGCTTGCTTCCGGCTCGTCAAGCCAAGTTCCAGTGCCATTCTATGCACGTGGGTATCAAGCGGAACAATCAGGCTGTCGGGGCTAACCTTTCGCCACACGCCCATATCAACCGGACTATTCCGTCTAACCATCCACCGCAAGAACATACAGAGCCGCTTACAGGCAGAACCCTTGTCGTAGTCGGGAATACCATTGATACCGTTGAAGTATGCAGAGAGGGCTTGCACGGGCGTTTTATTAGACCAAGCCACTACCATATCTTCCATACGTTCAAAATCCTCATACAGCCTGTGTAGGCGGTCGCCCAGTCGGTACAAATCATCGTAAGTCAGGAAGCGGTAGAAACTCCTATGGTCGTTGTAGTAGAAGTTGTACTGCTTCGTCATTAGCCAGCAATAGGGGTCATCGCAAAAGTCCTTATCCAGCCAGTCAGCCGCCTTGATGATTGCCTTACGATTGCCGAAAGAGAGCCAAGAGGTAATGAAGCCGCTGATTTCGGCTCGTTTCCCGATATGCTTCCGGGGAAACTGTACGGGGTCATTGGCTATAAAGCCCTCAACCTCGTATTTGTCTGCCCATTCTATAAATTTACGCTTCATAACTTTACCCTTTAACCCGTCCTAAAAATGCCAGCTTCAATACATCGTACTGCTGCCCGACTACCGCAACTTCAATCATCGCCTCTTCATCGGCAACATCATTTACCCGTAAGAGGGGATATTCAGCCCCGTTGGAGGTTTTCAAAAACTCCTGAATTGCATCGTCCGTTATCTGCTCATCACTTTGGGTGAAATACTTATCGAGGCTCGCAATGATGTGTTTGTTCAAGTAGTCCTCACTGTAAGCTGCTGCAATCTTCTGTTTGTTTCGGAGTGAGTATCTCATTTTGTGCCTCCTTTCAGTAGTTCGGGGTTATCTCTGAATTTAATCTGTTTCATCGTCAGCCTCCTTTCCTGTTTCGTGGTGAATTATATCGGAGAAGTCGCAAGCATCAGCCGGGACATTCCCGAATTTTCCTTTTACACACTCTTCGTAATACTTGCAGTCTGCACAAGACCGCTTTTCGTTTGAATTTTCCATTATATTGCCTTTTTAAGTTCGTTCTTGGATAATGTCTTGCAAAGAGCCTCGCAGAGAACTCGTGCCATGTTTACCTCAACCGCATTGCCGATAAACTTCTTTTGGTCTGCCTGTGAGCCTACCAGCACGTAATCTTCGGGAAAGCCCATAATCTTTTTCAGTTCGGGTATTTTCAGCATACGCATCTTGATGTCGATAATTCCGTAGAGAGCCATAAACTCCTTGATTTTAGCCGTCATCGGGCTATCAGTTGAATAGACTTCAATAAACACGTCTCCCGTTTCCGCAGTGACAAGATAAGGCGGCATTTTATCCATTCTTGCAATCAGGGTAAAACACGGCTTTTCGATTGAGCCACCGACATTCTTGTATTGAGGGTTCATCAGGTAGTGGCGTTTGACCGTCACAAGGTTGAATTTCGGGTTGGTCGTTACCGTATTAGCCGGGACATCCACGGAAGCTGCCGTGCCATTCCCGTACTGCATATCAATGAATTGCTCTGAACGAATAAGGGCTAACCTGTCTTTCGTTGTAACGGTTGGCGAGGGCATTTCAACGGAATGGTTATTCCCGTTTCCGTAGTATGCCGATATAAACGCATGGTGGTCTATGGTCGTGATAGTCCCAGCTGGCTCGTTTACGGAAGTGTTCTTGCTGTCAGGGTGTCCGCTGTACTGCTTTGAGAGGAAAGCGACTTGTGCGACCCCAAGCCTATTTTGCGTTGCCACCGTAGGGCAAGGTTCGTCAATACCTGGTGCATTATATTTCCCGGTTTTGCTCATGGAATTGTATTTAACAAGAAATGCCTCCTTGCCTCCTGCAATGAATTTTACCAGCCCGGCATAGATACGCTCCAATGTCTTTTCCGACAACGGCTTTTTCCTGAATATCGTTTTACCCTCGTCTGCGAAGTCGAGGACTTCCTTGACTGGCTTCCACTTCGCCAAAGAGCCAAACAGCGTATTTGTCCCGTTCTTGTCGTGGGTCTGATGTGGAAAAACAATAGGTAAATCACCCTTTGCGAAGATGCCAAAAAAGCGTTTCCGGCTTGTGTATGCCCCGTAGTCCGCAGAATTGAGTATGCGGTGGTCAAACCGATAACCGTATGATTTAACCTTGCGCACCCAACGGGTATAACTTTTGCCCTTATCCATTGACACGGGCTTGCCATTCTCGTCCACCTCGCCCCAACTCATAAACTCCTCCACATTCTCAATCTGAATGTAGTCCGGGGTTATGGCTTCAATATAGCGGAAGAGGTGTTCCGCAAGTGTCCGGCTGTCGGCATCCCGTGGCTGACCGCCCTTTGCTTTCGAGAAGTTGGTACATTCAAGTGAAGCCCACAAGACTACCAACGCACCGGGATTGTCTTCACGGCACTTTTTCAGATGCTCTATAAGCGGTGACAATTCAAGCGTCCTGATGTCCTCCGTGAAGTGCAGCGCATCGGGGTGGTTTGAAGCGTGGGAGGCTATCGCATTCGCATCGTGGTTTACGCAAGCAATCACATCAGCGCATTGTTCACCGTTAAGCCGTGCGGAATTTACGCCTGTGGAAGTTCCACCAGCACCGCAAAAAAGGTCTATGTATAATAACTTCTTCATTTCACTATCTTGTTAGGTGTCATATCAATATCCCAGTCGAGGATGTTTGGCGCACTTGCATGGATTTCACCGCAGCGCATACCGAAACTATCTTTCACGATTTGCTTTGCCTCTTCCTTTGAGGTGGCATATACTTTTGCCTCGCCCTCAAACACAAAGCGGATTTTTACCTTGTAGTCCCTACGTTCAACCGGGAGACTAAGATGGTACAACTTGTTTTCAACGTACCGCCTTTTCCGGGCAATCCTCTTACGCTCTTCATCGGAACTGGCTGCACTCTCTTCCTGCTCCAACTCCTTAATGCGTTTTACATACGCTTCTCTTTTGATTTTAATGTCTGCCATTGTTGTTGTGGATTTATATTGTTATTTTCTTCATATTTCAACCGAGCGCAACGAACTACGCTCGCTTGGAACATTCGTTGTTTTTACTTTTTCGTTGCGTTAGGCGCAAAATTTCGCCACTTCCTGCGGTCTTCTCCCCGTATCTCGAAATAGTTGCACATTTCGCTTAATCGGCTTGCTACACGGTCGCCATAGCGGTTTAGCAGCTTGTCGCCTCCCAGTTTCAGGTTGGAGGTAATCAGCGTGAGGCAGTCCGACCTGTCGCCTCGATACTCAATCAGGGAGCGCATCACCTCCAGCCTGTTGCCCATATAAAGCGACTCCAACGGCTCGCTGCCAAAGTCCTGCACGGAAAGGATGTTGCGCTGCTTGAACCTCCGTATGTCCCCGGTTTCGGTGTAGGTGTCGCAGAGGGCATCAGCACGGACGGAACTCCACGATAATGGGCAAGTGTCCCGTTCCTCGACATATTTCACCTTGAAGCCCATTACCCGGCTATACGCTTGCATAATATCCAAGCACCAGGACTTTCCCGTGCCAGTCGCTCCGGCTATGTAGATGCCACGTCTGAGATTCCCCGGTATCACCTGCGATGTTTCCGGGTGTAGGCACAGCATCTTGGTGTCGCAACGGCACCAGCGTATGAAGTTCTCATACGTGAAGCGGTTTTCATTGTCAATCACAAAATACGGAGTGCGGCTCTTGCCGATAGCCTCAATTATCTGCATTTCCTCCTCCATGTCGTATTCGAGGTACTGATAACGGGTAATCTGCGCAAATATCCCCCTTTCCCTAATTGCGTTCAGAATGAGGTCAATTTTCGGGGTCTGAATTTTCACGGTTTTCTCGTTACCGTTCTTGTCCTTGATGTTTTTCGTTACGTCCATTCGTCATTGCAATTTTTGTTGTTACCATATCTCGTGGCGACAGTCTGTTCGGGTTTGTTATCATAATTGCCCTCATAGACCTTAACCCAGTTCTTGTCATTCTCAAACAGCCAGTCAAAAGATGCTTTCCAGCCTCGTTTATTATCCCCTTTCAGGAACTTGCTTTGCTGCATCTTCTCGAAAATCTGCTTTATCAACGGGAGAGCCTTTTCCAAGCCGCCCATTTCCGCAATGCGGAGGCGCATTTTGTTTTTACGGGGGTCGGAGAGTGTGAACAATTTTGGGAAGCCCGTGCAGGTTTCATTCCACATTGCCTTAATATCCTTGAAAGGCAATTTTTCTGCTTTGGGCTTTTCCGGCTCAACGGCTTGTGCCTCGTCAGAGGCAGAAGAAAGTTGGTCGTTAGACCCACTCTCTTGCTTAATATCTTTGATATTATATTCTTTACTTCTTATATTCTTTATTTCTTTAGTTGTCGTTGATTGCTCGTTGATTGCTCGTTGCTCGTCCGTTGATTGATTGTTGGTTTGCTCGTTGTTAAGCTCGTTGGTCGTTCCTCCAACTTCTTGGTATTTATCATAGTTACAGATGGTTATAACAACATATCTGTTCGTTGATTTATACGTTATTTCGCCCGTTGAAATTAGGCGTTTAATGCACGTGCGAATTTGCTGTTCCGAAAGTCTTAAATCTTGGCGTATCGTTGCGTTGGAGGTTGCAAGCTGCCCACGCTTTATAGTTATGCCCTGCCATTGCTTATCAACGCAATTTGCCTTCAGGAGCAGATAAATGAACAACTGAACCATTTCTGCCTTTTGAAACCACTCCCATTGTAGCAGCTCTCTAAATATCTTAATCCAACTCGCCATATCTACACCTATTTTTTGAAGTAAACATTCGTGAGTTGCCTATACCCGGAGAACACCGCCCATATACCCGGCTTTGTCTGCCGCATCATCAACTCGTCAACCCTGCCGAAACGCTTGTAGTTTCCGCATAAATCAACCACCCAACTGACCTTATCCTTGTACGGACGGATAGCCCTGCCGCACATCTGATAATACAGAGCCAGCGACATAGTCGGTCGGGCAAGTACCACGGTGGAGAGTTCCGGGAAGTCGAAACCCGTTGTCAGGACACCCACATTTGCCACTACGCTGATTTTTTTCTGCTTGAACAACCGAAGTATTGCCTCACGGTCTGCCTTGCTCGTATCGCTGCTTACGACTGCCGCAGAAGCACCGCAGTTCCTCGCCACATACTCCGCTTCCTCGATGAACCGGGTAAACACCAGTATCGAAGTCCTCCCGGCTACCAAGAGCCGCTGGATGATGTTCTCCAACGTGTCGTTGAACTTGATTTCCCGATAGTATCGCCTTACGCTGGCATCGGTATAATCAGCCCCGGTGCTGTTTACTTTCAGTCGGCTGGTATCTACCACGTTCAACTGGTAATAGTTCATGTTGGCGAGGTAGCCCCGGTTCAGGAGCGTTTTCACGTCCACGTGGTAAAGCACATCATTGAAAATTCTTGGGTTCGTCCTCGTGATGAAACGGAGCATTGAACCGTAGAACCTGTTTGAGTAAAGGCGGTACGGGGTTGCCGTCAGTCCTAAAACCTTGCACTGGATTGTTTCGATGAAGTCCTTGTACATTCCTGCCTCTGCATTGACATAGTGGCACTCGTCAATGATAACGCAGCGGAAACGCCTGAAATAGTCCTTGCAGTTCTTTACGCTCCCTATGGTCGCAAAGGTGATTTTCTGAACCTCCTTGCGGTTGAATGAAGCCGAGAATATCCCGACATGGAAAACACCGTAGGAGCAAAGTTTCTCGTTGTTCTGCTCCAATATCTCCTTTGAGGGCTGGAATATCAGCACCGGGGCATCAAGCCGGGCGGCAATATCTGCAATGACAAGGCTTTTCCCTGCGCCCGTTGGAAGCACAATGATACCGTTTTTCTTGTCGTTCCGCTGAAAGAACGACACTGCGGCATCGGAAGCCTGTTGTTGATAGTCTCTTAACTGATACATATATTGTTGTCTAAATTAGTGCCGTAGGCAGGGGTCAAACCTGCAATCGCTGTCAAAGTCCAGCCCTACGGCTACCGTTTAGTTCACGGCTCGTTTACTGCTCGATAATCACGATGTCCGGGCAGCGTTCCTTGATGCGCTCCAGCACGGCATCAATCTCACGGTCACGCATTTCTTCCACGAGGTCGTTTGCCTCCGGGGAAACGAGTGTGCAGGAGAAGTCGGACGGGTTCACGTACACCTCCACAGCGATTGTCTGCTTGGCAGTTCCCTTGAAGATGGGCAGAATGAGGGTGAACGCCTCCGGCAGATTGTGTTCCACAGCCTGGTTAATCAGGATGCGTCTGTCGCCACGGTTGTTGTTGCTCTGCTCAATCTCCTTATCGACCTTTGCCTTGAAGTTCTGCAAGTCCGTTACCAGCTTCATGGCGACTGACTTGTTCTCGAAGAATGAGCGGTTCATCTTGATGAGTTCAGCCATTTCAAAATTGGTGATGTACTCTCCCTCATTGATGCCGAAACGCTTGTACTCCGGGGAGAGGGTCAGAGAGCCAACAACGAGAGTGCCGTAGTGGTTATTCTCGTTGCACTGCAGGGCGATTGTCAACTGCTCACGGTTCACAATCACGTGGCAGGTCTTTTCCTTGATGCAGTCGAAACGTGTTTCCAGCCAACGGGCAGCGGCATCAATCGTACCCTGTATCTTAACCTTGACAGGCTCTTTCAGTTCCACTGCCTTACCCTCACGGATAACGATTTCACCCACGCCAGCAGGAAGTCCGTTGGCTACCATTTCAGCAATCTGCTTCTTTACTTCTTCTTTGATTTTCTGTTCCATTTTGATGTAATTTTGAATGTTTATAAATTGGTTGATTAGCCCTCAGTGCCAGTTCTCAAAATCGGGGAAAACATGCTCTTCTGCATTTCCTCCGGGCGACCGGGGCGGCAGTAAACAAGCAAGCCCTCACGGTTGTAGTAGCCCACTTCACGGGTTTCCGTGTCAACGAACTTGAAGCAAGCCTCCGTGACAAACTCACTCTTGGCTTTCAGTTTCCCGGTTACTTCATCGTTGCTCTCCTCCAACTGCTTGATTTGGTCGTTGAACTCCTTGTTGGCGGCTTTCTTGTCGGCACGGACATCACGCAGTTGGATGTTGTTCTCAACAAGGCGGTCTTTCAGTGCCTCGATTTCCTCATTCGGAAGCTGCTTCGTGTAGCCCAAATCCTCGACCGCATCGCAGTTGTCACGCAGAAAGTCAATTCTTGCCTTTCCCTCGTACTCTTGTCCTAAAACTTTATCCATATTGAATTGAATTTATGGGGCAGCGGAATTGCCGCCCCGGTTAGTAATCTTATTTCTCTTCCTCCGGCTTGAAAACATAATCAGCCCAAATCTCAACGAACTGGCGACCTGCGTATTCCGCAAGTTCACGTGTCTTGAAGGCAAGACGAGAACCAATGTACGGGCCCGCGCTCGATGAACCGTTGACCGCGTACGCAAACGCAACACCGCCACTCGCATACGCACTGCTGACCGACCGAAACACCACACGGCTTTTCTCTTCCTCACTCATTTCGTCAATCTCCGACTGGGTATAGAGGTAGAACCACGGGAAATAGCGGTATTCATCCGTAGTGAACTGGGGCTTCCAGCCCTCGTTGAGAGCCGCTGCGATGATGCGCAGTTTCAGGTAGGCGATTACATCGGCTTCAAGTCCGAGGTCTTTCTTGTCCTGCACCCACTTGTCATGCTCAATGCCTAATTCATTACAGGCATCCTTGAATGTCTTGACACGCTCCATTACGTTTTGGGGCTTCTCGTCCACGAGTGTTAGCACTCCGTTTACCCATTCGGGCTTCTTGCCGTTAGGCACTTCGATTTCAATCTTTTTTGAGTTCATCTTTTAATCGTTTTACAAGTTGATAATCAATTTCTTTGTTGTCTTTTAACTTCCTGACAAGCAATCCAGCACGGCGTTTGAGGTTATACACCCGATTGCTGCCCTTATCGGCTGTCAACTCGATAAATGAGGTCAGGAAGTCAATAACATCTTGCCGCTGCTGGTTGCTTATCATGTGCATATCTTCGGACTTTAGAATGGCAAATCATCCTCATTGCCGGAAGCGGTGGAAGCACCTTGCGCTCCCGTAGCGTTATTGTTCTGATAACTGCTTGGCTTCAATTCCCCAATGTAGTAGTTCACGCCCTCACGCTGCTGCTCCTTTTTGCAGTGAGCCTTGACATAGTGGGTCATTCCGAACTGCGATACCTCCCTGCGCTTGTTTACCACGATATTGAGGTATTTCTTACCGTTCTTGCCAGTCGTGATAAGTTCCTTTGGAATATCGGTCAGACAAAGGCTTCCGTACAGATTTTCGTCCATGATTATTTGAGTAAAAATCTACGTGAGCCGGGAACTTGGTACTGATAACTTGCGTAGAGTTCCGGCTTGTCTTCCGCAAATTTCTTCTCGTTGAACTTGGTGCTGTCCTTTGCCGCTTTCCAAGTGGCAAGGATGGTCGGTTTCGCCTTGCTCGCACCTGGTGCTACAAGAGCCTCCGCATCACCGATAGCCATTTTCAGGGCGTTCTCGATTTCTTTCTTGCGGCTGTCAAGCCCTCCCAATTCCTCCTTGATTGTCTTTAACTCCGAACAGAGGGCAATCAGTTCATCGTCTGCCTCCACGCTCTTACCGACAACGTGACGGGGATTTTTAAGCAGGACATCTTCGACACTCTGCAAGAGGGGTTCTTGACCGCCTACGATGTTGTCAATCCAAAACTTGTCAACCTCCCCAATCATCCAGTCGTAAAACTCCTTGTCGAACATGATGTCACGGTAGCCGAACTCACGCCCCATAGTGAGCCATGCAAGCGCACCCTGCTCCAGTTCCGCAACGCCCAACTGGTACTGGAGTTGGCAGAACCAATGCTGCGGTAGGCTGTCCGCATCAACCTCCATTTGCGTTGTCTTGCACTCCAAGATACCCTTGTTGCGGTCGGACTTCGTTCTGCCCGGTATCCAAAACGTGCGGTCGGGGGACACACGGAGGTAGGTTTTCTCGTTGTTCACGATGAGCCAGTCGCCAGCGGATGCCTTGATGATTTCCTTGCCCGTTTCATCACGGTAGAAAAGGCTCACGGCATCTTCGAGGTAATGCCCGGCTTTCATTGCGAAGTTCTCTTGCTTGGGAGCGTCCAGCCCTTTCTTTCTTCTCCAAAGCTGATACGGGGTTTCAAACGGGTTCAAGCCGAGGATTGTGCCGACTTCCGATGAACCGATGCCGCTCTCACGGTGCTTCAACCACTCGTTGCGGTCTTTTGGTCTGATGATTGTGTAACTCATATTACTTGCAAAGTTTATCCATTAACAAACTAAAATCTGCCTTATTGAAGATTTGGGCTACTACGCCTCCGTCCCTCTTTGCGGCTTTCACCGCTTCGACAAGGTGTTTACTGCCACCCATTACGGCTACAGCGGTTTCGCAGTGGGTTTCCTCCTCCGTGCGCTCTTTCTCTTCGATGGCAATCACCAAGATTGCACGTTTCTCCTTGTCCTCTTGTTGCCACCCTTCAATGGCTTGTCTTAATGCTTCGTTTATCATAATTGATTGTTGTTGTGGAGCGTTGCGCCCCGGTTGATATTATTGTTTGATTTCCCCTGTCTCCTTATCGACATTCTCCGGCACATCGTCAGCCTTGGCGGTCTTGCCTTGTCGCTTTTGGGCAGCCAGTGCCTTTTCCTTTGCCTCCTCTGCCTTTTTCTTGGCTTCTGCGGCTTGCCGCTTCTCCTGAATAGGCTTCATGAAACTTTCCTCAACGGTGGTCGTTCCCTCCTTGATAGCGTTGGCGGTAGCACGGAGTTCATACACAGCCTCCTTGTCGATTTCTTCACGCTTCTTCAAGTCGAGGTATTCAAGCAGAAGTTCCTCTGACACTCCGAGTTTAGCGAAGTATTGTATCATGTTCTGACGGCTTGTTTCGAGGTCGAGGGACTGACCGAGCGCAACTTGCTTGACATCGGCAATTACTCGCTTGGTAACAGCTTTAGGCACGATTTTCAAGACGGCATTACGGAAAGCAATCGCACTGGCAGCATTACCCGTAACCACCTGCATATCCTCCGAAAAAGTTTTGCCGTACTTGTCGGTAATTCTGCGCTTGACCTCAACGCTCACGGCTACGTTGGTTTCGAGGTCGTGGCAGATGCCCTGCGCTGTTACCGTCTTGCCGTCATTGCCGATGATGCGTGTCTGAACACGGAGGTTTCCCCACGCCCCAGCAATGATTTCAGCCATACGGACGGACAACCCCTCAATGGTATTGCTTCCGTTCTGACCGCCTCTGCGAAGCACATAGAAACAGTCGGAGGCTGTTTCAGTGTCCATAGTTGCGTAGGTCGCAATCTTGTTAAGAACTTCCGGCAGGTTGCGAGGGTACTGCTTTGCCGTTGATACCTGCATATCAATCTCGCTGCGATTGATAGCCTGCAAGACTTCCGCTTGCTTGATTTCGATAATTTCGCTCATATCTCTAAAATTTTATGCCTTGCGGCTGTTTGTTGTTTCTTATAGTTGCGACCTCCAAAATTTCAGTATCTCACGACCAGCGTAGAACTTTCGTGCAGTCAATTTTCGGAAGCCGCATTTGATTAGCCCCTGTTCCGTGTACTTACGGAGAGAGTTGCGATGAATACCCAGCACATTACAGGTTTCAGTAACGGAGTACCTGCCTGTGTCGCTCACTTTTGGCTCAATGGATGTAATCATTTCTTGCCTCCTTTCTTTAGTTCTTTCAGTTCTACCAATGACAAGCGGAACAACCTCCAAGAGAGGAATAGCATTGCTGCAAAACAGAGGAAGTAGAATGTGTCCGAATGTTTAACCAATGTTCTAATAAGCTGGAATAGGGTAAACAGGACGAAATACCCGGATGCAATCACCTGAAACCAACTGCCGATTTTATCAAATATATCCATAATGAATAATCTAATTGGTTTACTTGCTCTTACATTGATACAGACCGTTATCAATGATAATCTTTTTCACTCCGGGAATAGTCATCCCCACACTTTCCGCTATCAGTCCGAAGATGCGATGCGGTCTGCAATCCGGCATTTCATTGGATAGCTTCAAGAAACTATTGCAGATACGTTTGTTCCGCTCGTCCCTTGCCTTTTCAATGGGTGTTCTTACATCAATCATATCTATCTACTTTTTAAGTTATTTATTCAGAGAGGGGTCGCCATAGTTGGCAACGTGTTCCATTATCCACTCGTAACTATCTTCATCAGGCAAGCAAGCCTGAATAAAATTTGTCTTATCCTTGAACCAGCATCCAATGCCTTTTACAGCGTATTGTTTTAGGATTTCCCGAAGCTGTCCGAGGTTGTCCCCAGTGAAGTCCGATTTCCAAAATGTTGCTACAATCATATTTTCTGCTCAACTTTTTAGTTTACTTCGTTTTTTATTTGTATTTTTGAAACCGTTTTATAAAGCGGTTTAGAAACACGATGCAAAATTCTGAAATTATTTTCAGATTACAAAATATTTTCTGAATTATTTTTCAGTAAAATTTAAGATAATAATATAAATGACTGATTTAGAACGTCTTAATGAAGCCTTAAAAGTAGTATTTCTAAGAATGGGAATCTACAAAAAAGCAGATATGGCTGAATATTTGGGCTATAAAAGCCCTTATTTTTCAGGCATTATCAATGGAAAAGAAAAAATGAGTGACGGTTTTCTGAAAACTATTTCAGAAAAACTTCATATTAATATTCAGTGGATAACCACTGGAGAGGGAGATATGACTTCTGAAAATAGAGTGGTTCAACAAAACCAAAGTGGAGATAACATTAATGGGCATTCTGTAACCGTAAATAAGACAGAAACTGATTCGTTTATAGAACTTCTAAAGAAAAAAGACGAACAAATAGACCGTTTGTTATCAATAATTGAAAAAATGAACCTGAAACAATGATAACCATCCAAGAACTGCTTTACAATCGTGGGCTTGACAGAAAAGCTGCCGTGAAACTTGTTCGGCATAAGGACAGGCGCATAGACTTGTATAGTATGTATCGGACGGAGCGTAATGCGTTTTTGGAATATCAGAACACACAAAGCAGGGACATTTTCAAGGATGTTGATTACATCGTTTCGTTCATCGGTGAAGATGGTGTACTTGCTCGTTTTATCGGGGTTTATAGAGTTACGGGGAAAGAGCGTATAAAAGGTGCGCTCAATATCGGAAATTCCGATTTTTCGTATAGTTTCAAGTATTCCATGAAAGAAGTTGATGGGTACGAGGATTTGAAAGAGCGTGTTATCATTCGATGGGGAAACGCTATATCATGGCATCAGTGGATAAAAAACGAAATGGAAGTACAGGAAATATCTCCCGGCTTGCATTATAAACGGTTCACTGACTATTTCGACTTAATACTTGACTTCACGGAACTCCAAGAAATTGTCGTTGAGCAGTATCAAGATTGGAAAACCGTTCTTTCTGCAATAAAGGGAGTGTATCTCATAACTGATAGGAATACGGGAAAATTATACATAGGCTCTGCCTACGGTGAAGACGGTATTTGGGGACGGTGGAAAGAATATGTTGCAACAAACGGACATGGTGGAAACAAGTCTTTGAAAGAATTGATAGATGAAGATTGGGAATATGCCTGTAAGTATTTTCAATTCTCGATACTAATGTTGCTCCCTAAAACCGTGACAGCAGACGAAGCAGTCCGCAAGGAACAACTATTTAAACGAAAACTTGGTACAAATTCATTTGGATTAAATAACAATTAGATGATACACGAGCGGTTACTTGACATCATACAATACAAGACCTCCGGCAAACAAGCGGAATTTGCCGAGATTATGGGTTGGTCGCCCCAGTACCTCAACAGGCTGACAAAAGGGGAGAGCGGCATCGGCATACGCCCGATAGTTTCCCTGCTTGAAAAGTTCCCAGAACTTAATGCCCGGTGGCTGTTGCTTGGGGAGGGAGCAATGATAACCTCTGCTGCTGATGAAGTGCGGAAACGCCTTGCCCGGCTGCTGGAGATTGAGAAGTATATGCCTGTTATGACCCCCGATGAACTCCGGGAGGTCACGGAGGGAAACTGCCAGTTTGATTTGCAGAGCATAAACAAGTGGAATGCGCTGCTTGAAAAGAGAAACAAGGAAATCAACGACCGCTTTGCAGCGGCATATAAAAAGCAGGAGGAACTATGCAGACAGGACAAAGCCAAGTCATAATAAAACGCTTCTTTGATGCGTTGCAGATTTTGATTGAGAACAAGGTTATCCGGGGCAAACAAACATTCGCCACACGGTACGGGATAAACCGTAGGAATATGTACACGCTGGAGAAAGAGCCGGGACGGGACATATTTCAAGTGGCGTGGCTGGAAAACCTCGTCACTGATTACATGGTTTCCCCTGTGTGGCTGCTTACCGGGAATGGTTCATTTTTCATCAACGGCTGGGATGCCGACAGGGTCAAGTCAAAGGTGAAGACTGAGCAGGAAAATAGCGAAAAACTGCAAGAAAACTGCAAATGCGAAAACAATATATAATAATATAATAATAATCAGTTAGTTGCGAGTTGATTTGCAACTCCTTTGCAG